GCCATCGTTACCCCCGGTGGGGGCGCCACCCCGCAGGGTGCGCCGACCACGGGCACCGCCGCCGGCGGCCTGCCGGACGACAGCGTTCTGGCTGTCTGCAGCCAGCTGGGCATCGATCCGGCCGCCTATCGTGACTTCGTGAAGAAGGAGAAGGGTGAATGACCGCCCTGACCGCTGACCGCCGTGCCACGCAGCAATTGAACCATCCCGAGGTTCGTGTGCTGCCGGTCGCCGCCGGCGCCAAGATTTATGGCGGCGCCCTCGTGGTGCTGAACGCCACCGGCTATGCCAAACCTGGCGTCACGGGCACCGGCCTGTTGGCCGTTGGCCGTGCCGACATCCAGGTGGACAACTCGCTCGGCACGGATGGCGCCCTTTCGGTCCCCGTGCGGCGCGGCGTGTTCTGTTTCGCCAACAGCGCCAGCGCTGACCAGGTCACCAACGTCCACATCACCCGCACCTGCTACGTGGTCGATGACCAGACGGTCGCCGCCACTGACGGAAGCAGCACTCGGAGCGCCGCCGGCAAGGTCTTCGCCATCGACGACGCCGGCGTGTGGGTCGAATTCGCTTAAGGAGCGCCCCTATGATCATCGATCAGACCAACCTGGATGCGGCCTTCCTGGCCTTCAAGATGCTGTTCCAGGGCGCGCTGACGGCGTCCCCCACGACGTACAGCCGGATCGTCACCGAAGTGTCCTCGTCCACCAAGGAAGAGAAGTATCCCTGGCTGGGCACGACGACGCGCTTCCGGGAGTGGGTGGGTGCGCGGCGCATCCAGAACCTGCAGACCCATGGCTTCACCATCGTCAACAAGAAGTTCGAAAACACCATCGGCATCAAGCGCGATGAGTTCGAAGACGACTCCTATGGGATCTACAGCCCCATCATCCAGCAGATGGGCCAGGACAGCGCCAACCATCCCGACATCCTGGTCTACAACCTGCTGAAGGCGGGTGACAGCACCCCCTGCTATGATGGCCAGAACTTCTTCGACACCGACCACCCGGGCTTCGACGCCAACGGCGCCGACATCTCCGTGTCCAATTACCAGGCGGGTTCGGGCCCGGCTTGGGTGGTGATGGACGTTTCCAAGGTGGTCAAGCCCATCATCCTGCAGAAGCGGCGCCCCTATAACTTCGTGGCCCGCACCAAGCCCGACGATCCGCGCGTCTTCGACATGGACGAATACCTGTATGGCGTCGACGCGCGCCTGAACGTGGGCTTTGGCCTGTGGCAGTTCGCGTTCATGTCCAAGGCGCCGCTGACGGCCGACAACTACAAGGCCGCCCGTGCCGCCATGGGCAGCCTGCGCGGTGAGAACGGCGACAGCATCGGGGTCATGCCGAACCTGCTGATCGTCCCCCCCAGCCTTGAAGGGGACGCCAATACCCTGCTGAAGGCGGACTACATCTCGGCCACTTCCAACGTCTGGAAGGGCACCGCCGAAATGCTGGTGTCCTCCCGCTTCGCCTAACGCGGCCCCCAGTCTGCCCCCGTTCCTGGGGCTCGCGTCCGCCGCCCGGGGTTCAGCCCCACCCCGGGCGGCGTGGTGAACCCCAAGCCCGTCCCAAGAAGGTTCCCCATGCCCGTCACCCACCTTCGCATCACCGCCAAGAAGCCCGGCTTCCGTCGTGCCGGCATCGCCCATCCCGGCCATCCGGTCGACCACGAGATCGACAAGTTAACCCTCGACCAGATCGAGGCGCTGGTTCGGGAGCCCAACCTGGTCGTTCACCACGTCGACCTGACGCCGGCGCCTGCGTCCGAAGAGGACGGCGCCACCCCCCCGGCCGAGACCATCGACGCCCCTGCGCCGGCCGAGACCGGTGGCAAGGGCAAGTCCAAGGAATAACCCGCGAGCGAACGCCGTTGGGAAGTCCCCGCCGTGCCGGCAACCAGGCCGGCCGGCGGGGTGTTTAATCGGAGTTTGAACGGTGCCTTACGCCACCCTCCAAGACATGGTTGACCGCTACGGCTCCGGCGAGCTGCGCGACCTGACGGACCGTGACGGTACCGCCGGCCAGCCGGTGGACGCGGTGGCCGGCGTGGCGCTGACCGATGCCAGCCAGATGATCGACGGCTACCTGGTGGGGCGGTATCAGCTGCCGCTGTCGCCGGTGCCGCAGAACGTCGTGCGGTGGACTTGCGACATCGCCCGGTTCTTCCTGTGGAAGGATCAGGCGTCCGACGCCGTCAAGACGCTCTACACCGCCGCCGTGGCCAGCCTGGTTTCGGTCCAGCGCGGCACCCTGACGCTGGAAGCTGGCGCCGTTGAGGCGCCCCAGGTGGACAACCAGGTCGTCGTTGAAGGCCCGGGCCGGATGTTTCCGCCCGGCAGCCTGCGGGGCTTCTGACCATGGTGGCGATGCGGGTCACGGTGCAGGATCAGGAGCTGAGGGACGTGCTCGCCGGCCTGTCCGGCCGGGCGCGGAACCTGCGGCAGCCCATGGACGCCATCGGCGCCATGATCCAGGCATCCACCGACATCCGGTGGGAGCGCGAGATCGATCCGGATGGCCAGCCCTGGACGCCGCTGGCGTCCTCAACGGTGAAGCGCAAGGCCAAGCTGGGCAAGGAACGCATGCTGCAGATCAGCACGCGGCTTCGCAGCAGCATCACCCGTAAGCCCTACGCCGACCGCGTGGATGTCGGCACCAACGTGGCCTACGCCGCCGCCATGCAGAACGGCGCCACCATCAAGCGCAGCCCGACCCTGGTGCGCATCTACCGCAAGGTTTCGACCAAGGGCGGCGTCACGGATTTCGTGCGCCACGCCGTCACCACGCGTAGCGGCGACAGCGTCCTGCTGCCGCTGTTCACCAAGCGCAGCAAAGCCAACTTCATGACGCGCCACCTGGTGCAGGCCTACAGCATCCGGATCCCGGCCCGGCGCTTCCTGGGCATCACGCCCGAGGATACCCAGGGCGGCACCGACATCCTGCGCCGGCATGTTCTCGGAGACGTTCAATGATCGACCATGCCGCAGTCATCGCCCGCCTGACGGGGTGCGGCCTGTTCCGGAAGGTGGGGGGCGCCGTCGAGGGTGCTGCCGCCATCGACGGCAAGACCCCGCTGCCGGACGGCGGTATCTCGGCCTTCGTCATTCCCATGACGGACACGCCGGAGGCGCCGATCAGCTACGACCCGGTGGTGCAGACGGTCGCCAGCAGCTTCGGCGTGCTGTGCGCCCTGAAGCGCGCGGGCGACGCCACCGGCGCCGGTGCGTTGGACCCCCTGAAAACCCTATCGGACGGCCTGGCCGGCGTCCTGGTGGGCTGGACGGTGCCGGGCACCCTGCTGCCGCTGATCCTGGGGCCCGCGCGCCTCATGGACCTTCAGCCCGGCATCGTCTGGTGGCTGGCCGAGTTTGAGACCAAGAGCTGTGGAGCAGACCTGTGAGTGACACCGATACCCTGACCCCGGCAGCCGATGCGCCGGCGGTCACTGAGAACACCTACACCGCCCGGCCGGACCTGGATCAGGTCGTCGCGGCGCAGTTCACGGCCGCCGCCGGCCTCGACCAGTGGCTGGACACCCACATCCGCAACACGGCCTACAGCCGCGACGGCACGGTGTGGAACCGGATTTTCGCCGGCGTGACCTTGATCAAGGACGCGCTGGCCACCATCGACAGCAAGGAGGCCTGATCCATGGCCATTCGTCATTTCGGCAGCGGCACCCTCTTCGGCCTGCGCACCGATACCCCCAACGCCACCCCCATCATGTTCGGCGCCCTGCAGGACGTGCAGGTGGACATCAGCGGTTCCAACAAGGAGCTGTATGGCGAAGGCCAGGTGGCCATCGGCATGGCGCGCGGCCAGGTCAAGATCACCGGCAAGGCCAAGCAGGCCAACATCAGCCCCATCGTGATGAGCGACCTGTTCTTCGGCGTGCCCCTGGTGTCGGGCCAGACGGCGGCGGCGGTGAAAGAAGCCGCGGCGGTTCCCGGAGCCACCACCTATACCGTGACGGTGGGCAACGGCGCGACCTTCGCCCAGGACCTGGGCGTCGTCTACACCAACACCGCGCTGCCGCTGAAGAAGGTCGCTGCCAATCCGACGGTGGGCCAGTATTCGGTGGGCGCCGGCGGCGTCTATACCTTTGCGGCGGCGGACGCCGGCGTTCCCGTCGGGATCAGCTACACCTACACCGTGGCCAACACCGGCCAGAAGCTGACGGTCATGAACCCCGACCAGGGCGTCCAGCCCGTGTTCAGCATGATCCTGAACACCTCCTACCCCAGCCCCAGCGGGATAAAGCGCAGCTCGCTGACGTTGTTCGCCAACGTCAGCGAGAAGCTGTCCTTCGCCACCAAGAACGGCGACTGGATGATTCCCGAGTTCGATTTCTCCACCTTTGCCGACGATGGCGGCCGGGTCATGGAGTGGTCGTTCCCCGAGCTGTCGTAAGGCCAGGGCCATGGACCAGCGGACAATCACGCTGGGCGGTCGCGAGTTCGACGTGACCGCCTTCGACTTGGACCAGCTGCAGCTGATGACGCAGCGGTTCAAGGATCTGGCCAAGCCCTTGGATGAGGGCGGCATGGATGCGCTGCGGGCGATCATCTCGGCCGCCATCAAGGGGCAGATCGAGCCGCAGGAGTTGGCGGCCCTCAAGACCAACCTCATCGAGCTGGAGTTGGCCGTTCACGCGATCGCCGATACCTCGGGGCTGACCGCCCTGGGGGAAGCGAGGCGGGGGATGGAAGCGACCCTGACTGGGACCGGCTCTACGCCAGCATCTGCGAGCGCAGCGGCTGGGACTGGGCAACCGTCGGCCGCTTGACCATCCCCCGCCTACAGGCCCTGAAGGAGGTGTGGGCCGCCCGGCCGTCGCTCCGCCAAATGGTCGGGGCCTATCTGGGGATCAAGGATGATCCCATCGGGCCATCCCACCCCCCTGCTGACCAAGCCTCCTTCGAAGACTTCTACCGCGCAATGACCGGGAGCTTGCCTCCCGGTTAAAGGACGAGTTCACCCCCATGGTCGCCACAGTCAACGTCAGCTTCAGCGCCGATGTCAGCGAGTTCATCGCTGGGCTGGAGAAGATGGATGACCGCACGGCGCAGTCCACCGCGTTCCAGCAGAAGCACGCGGACGAGCTGGACAAGGTCGCGGCTTCCCTGGGGGCGCTGCGCGCGTCCGTCGACCCCGTCTATGACGCCAACCAGCGCCTGGCCCGCGCCCAGGACCTGGTCAACGCCGGCCTGAAGACGGGCCTGATCAACGAGCAGCAGGCCCAGGATGTCATGGGCCGCGTCAACCGCCAGCTGGACGTCCAGGGGCAGGAGACGGAGCGCCTGGCGGCGTCGCTCGGCTCCCTGCGCGCCTCGGTCGACAGTGTCTATGCCGCCGAACAGCGGCTGGTCCGGGCACAGGAAGTGGTCAACGCCGGCCTGAAGGCTGGCCTGATCAACCAGGCGCAGGCCCGGGACATCATGTGGCAGGTCCGGGAGGGGCTGGAGGGCCAGGCCGCCGGTGCCGTCACGGCCGCCGCCGGCCATGAGAAGTTCAGCCTGGCCACCGCCGGCGCCCGCCGTGAGTTGATCGTGCTGGGGCATGAGCTGTCCCAAGGCAACGTGTCCCGCTTCGGCGGCAGCCTGATGGTGCTGGCGGAGCGCGCCGGCGGCGTCACCCTCGGCATGATGGGCCTGGCGGCCGTCATCGCCGGTGTCGGCCTGGTCATCTATCAGACCCTGGCCCACCAAGAGCGATGGGAAGAGAGCCTGGCCCGTGCCCAGGCCGGTTTGGCCAACGCCGGCAACAGCGCCGCCTTCACCCGTGGCCAGCTGGAAGGCTACATCGCCACGGTGGAGCGCCTGCACAAGGTCAGCCGCGACGCCGCCGAAGACGTGGTGCGCTCCTTCACCCAAATCTCCAGCGTCACCCCGGCCATCGTCAGCAACCTGAACGCCGGCCTGCAGGGCTTCATGTTCCTGACTGGGCAGGCCGCGCCGGCGGCGGCGGCCAAGCTGGCCCGCGCCATCGAGGAGCCGTCGCGCGGCATCCAGGAACTGGCGCAAGAGCACATCCATTTCAGCGCCAACGCCATCCTGGCCATCGACACGCTGGAGCGCGAGGGCGACCTGATGGGTGCCCGCAGCCGCATGGCCTACGAGTTCGCCACGGCGATGCAGGAGGCGGCCCGGCAGATGACGCCCCTGCAGAAGGAGGCGGAGGAACTGCGAGGCAAGTGGCTGGACCTGGGCAGCGCCTTCATGGGCACCAGCGGGCATTCCACGGCCGCCACCAGCGCGCTGAAGGCTTTGGCGGACATCCTGACCCTTCTGCGCCTGCCGGTGGCCGTCCTCGGCCAGGCGCTATGGATCGTCATTGACGCGCTGACGATCCTGTGGAACTTCGGCGTCCTCAGCGCCAAAGAGTTCTATGGCGCGTGGGAGGCGGTGGGGCGCCTGCTGTACAACGTGGGCGCTACCGCCCTGCAGGTCATCCAGGGCAACTATAGCACCGCCATGGCCATCATGAAGGCCACCCCGGGGCAGGTGGCGGCCGAGTGGTCCAAGGCAGCCGGCGACATCCAGGCCAACATCGACGCCATCAAGAAGGCCGCCGGCGACACGGTGAAGCCCTATTGGAAGGCGGCCGACGCGCCCGGCGCCCCGGCTCCCGCACCTATTCCCCCCGGTGGAAACGGTGGTGTGGAGACGGAGCAGGAGAAGGCGGAGCGCCTGAAGAAGGTTCTGGACGGCATCCTGGGCACCCGCCGCGACCTGGTGCAGATCGGCCGCGACGAAGCCCTGATCCAGGAGCGTCGGGCTGTCGTGACCGAACAGCTGAAGGCGGCCACGGGCGATCAGCGCAAGCTGTTGGAAAGCGAACTTCGGGATCTGGATGGCGCCCTGAAGCTGGAGGAACAGCGCCGCGACGCCATCGAGCGGCGCGATAGCCGGGGTGACGCCGGCCAGGTGCAGACCTGGCGGACCGAGCTGGCGGAACGCAACGCGGGGGAAGATGCCTTCCACGCCATGTCCAACCGGGACGAGGCCGCATTCTGGCAGGCGAAGATCGCGCTGACCGAGGCGGGGTCCAAGGACCGCGCGGCGGTGGAACGCGAGTACTACACGGCGTTGGCCCGTGCCCGCAGCGATGATTTACGGTCCCATCAAGACGCCCTTAAACGGGCTGTTGATGCCCAGGGCGCATCCGTCGAACAGCGCAAGCAGGCGCTGGAGGCCTACCAGGTGTGGGCGACGGCCAACCTGACCCGGGGAACCCAGGCCGACGAGGCCAGTCAGAACTACATCCTGGAGAAGACGCGGGCCATCGCGGCCGAAGAGGTCCGGATCCGCGAACGCGCCATCGATGACCAGATCAGGGCCGAACAGCGCCTGCTGTCGGCGCGCACGTCCGCGCTGGACGCCATGGTCACCATTGGGCTGCTGCGCCAGGACCAAGCCACAGCCGCCGCCGTCGCCGCCCTGGACGAGGAGTACCGGGCGGAACAAACCAGCCTGCAGCGCAAGCTGGCGCTGAACAACCTGACGGTCGAAGACAAGAGCCGGATCACAGGGCAGCTGCAGGCGCTGGATGACCGCTACAACGCGGCCATCCTGTCGGCCGCGACCAAGGCCGCCACGGCGCAGGGCCGCACCTGGTCGGGGATCGTGGACCCGATCACCAACGCCATCGACCAGTCCGTCAACGGCATCCTGCAGGGCACCCAAACGGCCAACCAGGTCGCCAGCCGCGCCGCGTCGTCCATCGTCACCTCTTATGCCCAGGCGGGTATCAAGTGGGTGGCCAACTGGATCAGGGACGAATTGCTGGCCACGCAGGCCACGACCGCCCAGGCCAAGGCCCGTGAACTGATCAAGACGCTGTCGACGACCACCGACGCGGCGGCGATCTCCAAGGCTACCGCCGCTTTCGTGTCGGCCGAGACCGCCAAGACAGCGGCCAGCAGCACTGGTGCGGCTCAGCGTGGAACCGTGGGCGCGGCAGAAAACACGTCCTTCTTCGGCCGGGTTTTCGCGCAGCTTGGGTCCTGGCTGGGGCTGGAGGGCAGCAAGACGGCCGCCAGCACCGAGGGCGCGATCACACGCCAGGGTGCCGACAAGGCGGAGGCCGTGGTGGACACCACCAAGGCGCTGGGGCAGATCGAAATCGCGGCGGCCGTCGCCGGCGCCAACGCGTATGCAGCCTACGCCGGGCTGCCACCCCTGGCCGCCGCCATGGCGGCCGAGGCCGTCGCGACGGTCGAAGGCTTCGGCGGTATGGTCGGCGCCGGGGGCGCTATCGCCTCTGCCCGGGGTGGCTGGGGCCAGGTGCCGGCCGATGGCCTGCAGACGGAGCTGCACAAGGACGAAATGGTCCTGCCCGCCAGCATCGCGTCGCCCCTGCGCGCCATCCTCAAGGGCTTCACCGTTCCCAGCGGCGCGCTGTCCATGCCCACGATGGACATGGCGCGCAACGCCAACGGCAGCTTCAGCATGGCCGACAACCCCTCCGCTCCCAGCGGGGACACCCACGTCCATTTCCACGGCGTGCTGGACGCCCGCAGCTTCTTCCACGCCCACAAGGCGCACATCGTTTCGGCGGTGAAGGAAGCACATCGGAACGGAGCGCGCTGATGGCTGCGATCTATCCTACCTTGCGGGGCCGGACCTTCGGGACCGTGAAGGAACCGAACTTCAACACCACGGTGCAGACCCACAATAACGGGGATGAAACGCGGATTTCCAACTGGTCCAGGCCACGTTGGAAGATCACGCTCGTCTACAGTGCCCTGTGGGACACGGCCAGCGCCGCTGACTTCAAGACCCTGTTGGGCTTCTTCATGCAGCAGCGGGGGGCCTTCCGGCCGTTCCTGTTCGTGGATCCGGATGACAACCAGGTCGTCGGCCAGGCCATCGCCGTGGGCGACGGCAGCACCCGCGCTTTCACGGCCGTCCGGACCTTCGGCGGCTTCGTAGAACCGGTCGGCGCCCTTATGACTGTCACCGCCGTCTACCTGAACGGCACCCCCACCGGCGGCTACAGCTTCAGCGGCAACACCGTGACGCTGGCCAGCGCTCCCGCCGCCGGCGTGTTGGTCACCGCCGACTTCACCTTCGCCTTCGTGACCCGCTTCTACGACGACAAGCTGTCGCCGGAGAAGTTCGCCTACAAGCTCTGGTCCCTGGGCGAGGTGAACCTCTACAGCGTGAATGAGGTCATCACCTGATGAAAAGCCAGGACCCCGCCTTCATCGCCTGGCTGCAGTCAGGCGCGGAAATCCACGATGCGGAGCTGTACACGCTGACCCTGCGGGACGGCACGCAGCTGCTGTGGACCGACTATGACCGGGACATCAGCTATGGCGACAAGACCTGGTCGACATCCGGTCCCCACATCACGCGGGGCGACATCACCACCAGCCTGGCGGTGGATGTCCCGGAGCTGTCCATTACCCTGGCCTATGATGCCGAGCGCGACTTGATCGGCGCGCTTCCCGTAGGGGCCTATACCGTCAACGGCGGCTTGGATGGCGCCTTTCTGCTGATCGAGCGCGCCCTGATGCCCGCGCCCGGGAACGTGGCCTTCGGGCTCATCCACAGCTTCGCCGGGCTGATCTCCACCAGCACCGCCGGCGACAGCAAGGTCGACACGAAGGCCAAGGGCGCCAACAACGCCCTCAACACGCAGATGCCGAGGAATTTCTACCAGTCGCCGTGCATCAACACGCTGTTCGGATCGGCTTGCGGCGTGAACAGGGCCAGCTTCACGTGGACCAACGCTGTCGGAGCCGGCAGCACCAACAAGGTGCTGGTGCCGGCCTTCGCGCTGTCGCAGATGACCGGCCAGTCCACGGAGCCGGACCCTGCGGCCTTTTTCGAGGGCGGCTTGACCTTCACCGGCGGCCTCAATTCCGGCGCCACCCGCAGCATCAAGGCGGCGGCCGATGGCTCCATCACCCTGCAGTACCCGCTGGAACACACGCCCGGCGTCGGCGACCCCTTCACCGTGACCTATGGGTGCCCGCACACGCCGGATACCTGCGCCAGCCGCTTCAACAACCAGGCGCGGTTCCGGGGCTTTCCCTATATCCCGCAGGCGGAGACCAGCGCATGAACGAGCACGGCGAACGCACGGCCGTGATGCTTGAGGCCCTTTCGTGGCTGGGCACCCGCTATCATCGCCAGGCCGACGTGAAGGGGGCCGGCGTCGACTGCGCCATGTTGCTGGTGCGCGTCTACGTGGACACCGGGATGATCGCCCCCTTCGATCCCCGCCCCTACGCGGTGGAATGGCACCTGCACCAGGCCGCCCAGCGCTACGTCGAGTGGGTCGAGCGCCACTGCACCAGGTTCGACCCGGCGGAGATCGAGCCCCTGGGTGGGGACCTGGTGGTGGTCTGGTTCGGCAAATGCTTCAGCCACGGGGGCATCCTGGTCTCTCGCCATGACGTGGTGCACGCCCACGCCCGTGACCGCGCGGTGGTTCAAGGCCACTTGGACCATGAGCCCTTCGTGTCTCGGCAGCTGGCCTTCTATCGTCCCAACCGGTGGGTGATCTGATGGGCGGCGTATTCGGCGGCGGTTCGGCCGCGACCAGCAATCGCTTCACGTCGCTGCAGCTGCAGACCAGCTCGGCCGGCGTGCCCATCAGTTTGGGTTGGGGGACTTGGCGCCAGGCGACCAACCTTATCTATGCTGGCCCCCTGCGATCGGAAGACGACAACAGTGCGGGCGGCGACAAGGGGGGTAGCAGCGGCACCTATAAGTATAGCATCGCCGTGGCCATGGGTATCGGTGAGGGGCCTGTCGCTTCCATCGGCCGCGTGTGGGCGGACAAGACCGACACCACCTTGTCGAAGGTGAACCTGACCTTGATGGCGGGGACCGGCGATCAGTTGCCTATGGCGGCGCTTTACGCTGACAATCCCGACCAGGCGCTGGGGTACATCTACACGGCCTATGTGGCCTCTTCCAACTACAGCCTGGGCAACAGCCCGAACCTGCCCAACCACAATTTCGAGGTGCAGTCCAACGCGGTTCCCCGCACGGGCTTCGACGCCAACCCCGCCGACATCCTGGTCGATTTCCTGACCAACCCGCGATACGGCGTGGGCATGCCGGCGGAGTACATCGGCGACCTGACGAGCTGGCGGACTTATTGCCGGGCCATGGGCTTCTTCATGAGCCCCCTGTTGGACAGCCAGGAAGCGGCGACCGACATCATCAGCCGCTGGGCGCAGCTGACCAACACCGCCATCTATTGGGACGGCGGCAAGCTGCAGGCACGTCCCTATGGTGATGAGCCGGTCACCGGCAACGGGGTGACCTGGGACCCGGGCCAGACGCTGCAGCCGCAATACGACATCACCACCGACGACGTTCTACCGGCCGACGATGGCGACCCCATCCAGGTCACGCGCTCCGACCCCATGGACGCCTACAACGTCGGTTCCCTGGAGTTCGTGGACCGCAGCAACAGCTATCAGACGGACACGGCCAGCGACCGCGACCAGGCCGCCATCGATCTGTACGGCGAGCGCGTCATGGACGCGGTGACCGGGCACGAATTCAAGGACAGCGCCTCGGCCACGCTGGCCATCAAGCTGATCCTGCGCCGCCAGCTCTACATCCGGAACACCTTCGCCTTCAGGCTGCCGGCGCGGTTCGCCCTCCTGGAGCAGGGCGACGTCGTCACCCTAACCAGCGACAGGCTGAAGCTGAACGCCTTCCCGGTGCTGATCACGAAGCGCACCGATGGCCAGGACAAGACGCTGTCGTTTGAGGCCGAAGAGATGCCGGCGGGCATCGGCACGGCGACGGCCCATCCTCATCCGCCCAGCGCCAACACACCGCTCAACACCGATGTGGATCCTGGTGATGTCAACCAGGTCATCATCATGGAGCCATCGCCGGGCCTGACCGCCGGTGTCCAGCAGGTGTGGATCGGCGCGGCGGGTGGCACCTGGTGGGGTGGGGCGTCCGTCTGGATCAGCCTGGACGACGAGAAGTACCAGCGCATCGGTCAGATCGACGGGCCTTGCCGCGTGGGCACGCTGGCAAGCGACCTTCCGGTGGCGGCTGACCCGGACACAGCGAACACGCCGCTGGTGACGCTGGCGACGAACCGCCTGCAGCTGGGGACCGGCGACCAGGCCGACGCAGACGCCGGCCGCACGTTGAGCATCATCGGCAACGAGATGGTGAGCTATGGCAGCGCGACGCTGACGGGGCCGGCCACCTATCAGCTGGGCTATCTCCGGCGCGGGCTGTACGGCACGACGGCGGCGGCCCACCAGGCCGGCACCCCCTTCGCTCGCCTGGACGATAAGTTCTTCGCCTACGACTTGCCGGGCGCCTACATCGGGCAGCGCCTCTACATCAAGCTGACCAGCTTCAACGTCTTCCAGGCAGCGGAACTGAGCCTGGCCGACGTGGCCGCCTACACCTACACGCCGGTGGGCGCGGCCGGAATGCTGCCCTACCCGAGCGACTTGGCGCTAAAGCTGGAAACGGTCTACCAGACCGACGGCAGCGTTCAATTGGGTGTGCGCGTCACCTGGAAGGCCGCAGACACCGGCATGGTGACGGACACCCTGGTGCGCTACGGCGTCGTTACTTCTGGTGGCGTCGACCAATGGCAGCCGGTACGGGTGCCGGCCGGGGCGGTGACCACGCTGCTGACGCCCCTGGCTCAGGCCACCACCTACGCTGTGCAGCTCGCCAGCGCCATTGGCCCCGATGTCCAATCGACCTGGTGCCCGGCCGAAATGATCAAGGTAGGCGGCGTGTTGGGAGGTGCGACGGTCACCCACCTGGAGCTGTTCGGCCAAGGCAACGACACGGAGTTCCTGACCCCCGACATTCACATCGTATGGCAGGGCAATTTTCCGTCCACCAGCTACGTGTTGGGGGCCGAGCCCTACGGGGCCGGTACCAACGTCACCAATCCCTTCTTTCTGGATTATCTGGTCGAAGTCTACGACCCGGCCGCAGGCGCGCTTCTGCGTAGGGAAAGAGTGAGCGCGGAAGAATACGTCTACAGCTACGCCAAGAATGCCGGCGATCCTGGCGGCCCGCACCGCACCGTGACCTTCCATGTCATGATGGAAGACAAGTTGGGCGGAGTGACGGACCCAGCCATTCTGACCGTGACCAACCCCATTCCGGCCCCGGTTCAGGTGACAGCGCTTCCGGTGACGAATGGCACCGTACAGCTTGGTTTCATCCGGCCGGCCGACATCGACTTTGCAGGTGTGAACGCCTGGATTGGTGCGACAGAGGCGGTTGATACGTCCGGTTCGCCGGCCGTCAGCGGTGCTTGGGCCCCCCTGATCATTGGGGGGTTGACGCCCGGTCAGCAGTACTTCGGCGTCGTACAGACCTATGACAGCTTCGGTTCCGCCGGCTGCCCGATTTCAGCACCTTTCACCTGGACCCAGCCGTTCATTACGGCCGCCCAGCTGGCCAACAACATCATCGGCAACGATAAGCTTACGCCAGAGCTGTTCTCCACCATCGACACTGCTGCGACCACGGCCGCCGAGACCAAAACCATCGTCACGGCGCTCGCGGCTCAGATGTATTGGAAGGTCAATGCTGATGGAAACGTCGCCGGCATCGGCCTTTATGCCGATGCCGACGGCTCGCGGATCAGCATGCTGGCCGACGTGTTCAGCGTCGCCGTGCCCAGCGCAGTTGATCCGGCCGGGTTCGTCTATCCCTTCGTCATCGGGACTTGGAAGGGGGAGCCGGCCATTGTTTTGAATGCCGACACCTTCGCGGGCGAGATCACTGCAGAACAGGTGATCACCGGCACGCTAGGCGCGGATGTCATTTATGCAGGCACCATCTCCGCGCAGCAATTGAAGAGCGGATCGATATCGACCGCTGTCCTAACTGCCGTGGTTGACGGCGCCGGCGTCATCATCGACGGCCCGAACCGGATCATTCGCGTCACTGACGGCACCCGTGACCGGATAATGATCGGCCTGATCGGAACTGATGTGGCCGGCAAATGGGTCGACAGCGATGGCCGCGTGATCGTTGACGTCAATGACCTCGGCGTTGGCGTCGCTACCGGCTTCGCCTCTGTCCAGGTTGCCGGACCCATCCTCGCCGCCACCAAGGGCGGTTGGACGGAGATAGCCGAGGTCCCTTCGTTTCAGGTTCGAGGGAACGCCATTGAAGGACGCATCACCTTCGGGGCGTTGGTGGCGGTCAGCGGGTCCGGCGGTAATCACGCTTATGCCGTCAACGTTCGGCTAGTTCGGACGGGGGGAGCTTCCGGTACGCATTACGTCCCCCTGACCCTCTCCAGCAGCCCCTACCAGGCCTGGGTCAGCGATCCTGCCTTCAGCGGCGATCCCACCTCGACCGCGTACACCTATTCCCTACAGGCGTTCCGTCCGGCCGACAACGTTGGCGGCGGCGATAGTGGCGGCACCATCGTTTACGACGCCTGGCAGTTCAGCGGCATCAGCATGCAACTCAGGTGGTTCCGATGAGCGGTACCGCAGCGGACGAGCCCCAAACGGCCGATTTATCCGCCCACTACTACGCCGACTACGACCCGGCCACCGGTCAATTCATGGCGATCCACACCCGTGACCCTCTGAGCCCGCTGATTGAAGGGGTGGGGGTGGATGGCGTAGGCCGCAAAAAGGTGACTGATGCCCAGGCTGCAACCATCTGGGGCAGCCGCTTGGTGGATGACGACATAGTCCCCAAAGGCGACGCCGATCTAGCGCTACAGGCGACAGCTGCCGCCATGGATGCACTTCGGGAGCACCGGGGATATTTGCTGAGCTTGAGCGATATCCGGGTTCTACCGGACCGCTGGGCAGCCATGACCGATACCCAGCGCTCAGCCTGGGCGCTTTACCGCCAGGCCCTTCGCGACCTTCCCGAGACGTGTACCACCCCGGCATCGCCGATCTGGCCCGTGCCGCCAACCTGAACGAACCGTCGAGAGACGCCCGATTTGAAGGAGCCAACATGGCCATTTATAGCACCGGCACCGTGATCGTTCAGGAAGGGTCGATCAATGTTGTGGGCGCGGGGACAGCTTGGCTGTCCAATGTGAAGGCGGGTGACATCTTGGTCGTCGTACCGCCCGACCCGGCCGAGGATGCCGGGGTGGGTTACGTCAACTCGGTCACCGACGATACCCACCTGGTGCTGCAGGCGCCCTGGAACGGTGCCGATTGGTCCAATACGGCCTATCAGCTGTACCGCGATTTCATCGGCGCCGCGCCCTTGATGCCCTTGGGCTGCAAGCGGCCGAACGATCTTTTCAATCGCGCCTTGGGCGCCGTGTATTCCTTGGATCGCGGCCAGCTCGCGGTCGCGTCCACCCTATCGCTGGGAGCTATCAAGGCCGACCCGGCCGGAAGCGTCAACGTCACCAGCGCCGGCGTCTTGTCCGTGCCCCAGCGCGGCTACGGTTCGCTGGTCAATTCCAGCATCCGGGATACGGGGGCGGCCGATGGCGCCCTCGCGCGGGTAGACCGCTGGGGGTTCGCCAGCTACGTCACGGACCTTGATGGCGTGACACGCATGTCTGGCATGGCCATTCCCAACGCCATCGCCATTGCGGACAACGGCGATGGCACTGGCGGCAAGATCAGCGTGGACCCGTGGGGGTTCAGCGTCGATGGCGTGGACCCGTCCGGGGCCACCCGGATCCAGGACGTCACGATCTCGGCTGGCGCACCGGATGGTACCGGGCGGAAAGTCGTTGACGCTGCTGGTTTCATGGGGCCTGAGCATTGGGCGGCCCCGGGAGAACTGCCGGTCTCGGCCTATCGCTGCGACAACCGCGCCGCAGGCATCAGGGCGACCTGGCCGTGCAACACGGCCGCGCCTATGGGAAAGCTGCAGGCGACGTACCGCAGTCTGTTCGAGACCTCCGGCCGGGCACCGTTCACTCATCTCCGCTTCGCCTTCCAGAACCTGAACTCCACCGGCTATACGGAGGCTCTGCCGCCAGGGTCCATCACCATCACCGCGTCCATCGAGGTAAACCCGAACAGCCTCAACGCCCCGTGGGCCATTGGTGCGGTTGGCGCCCAGCTGCGCCAGTTGACGTTCAACGGCCAGGCGTCGATCACCATCGCCCCCGGTGGCACCGCCTGGACGGACCCCATCTATTTGCCGATGGCGGCCAACCAGCTGTTCTATGTCCGGACTTTCCGTCAAGTGCCGAACCTGACAGGCCCCTGGCCGTGCACTCAGTGGCTGCGCAGCAGCCTGAAGGAGTGCAGCAACGATGGATATTTCAACGTTGCTGCCTTCACGCCGGACGGGACGTCGAAGACCTACAGCGGCACCATCTCCGGCACCGATGTCACGCTGCCGCTGGTGCCGGGTTCCATCACCATCGGGAATGGTGGACTTCCCCAATTCGTCACCGACAACGGTTCGGGGGCGTTCCCGGCGATCAACGGCCTGACGGCCGGGACCATCAACTACACCAACGGTGCCTGGACCCTGACCTACGCGAATGCGCCGCCGACCGGTTCGATGCCCACCTTCTTCGGATGGGGCAAGGCTGGGGTCACGCCGGGAGATGAGACCCTCGTGGCATCTCCCTCCGACGTCAATGGCAGCTTCTACTTCGGCTTTTTCAGCCCGTCGTATGGGCCCAGCGCCATCCAGACTAAGCCGTTGCCCGGGATATCCCGGCAGAAGGCCATCTTGTTCTTGGGCGATAGCAACGCGGCTGCGGCCGGCAACAACCAGGAACTGGTGACATGGGTGGAACAGATTGCCCGCCAGGCCGGCGTTGGCGTCCTTCGCATGGGCCAAGGTGCGGAGACGGCGGCCGGCTTCCTGGCCAACTGCATCGGGCGCCTGGCCCTCTGCGAGGCGGGTTTCGACCGCGTCATCATTGTCCATCCGATCAACGATCTGAAGACCGGGGCGAGCTTGGCCACGATGCAGCAGACGATGATCCAGCTGTGGAGCCTGTGCACGGCTTTGGCGGGCGGCGACGTCAACCGCGTGGTGCAGTGTGCCTTGGTCCCGCAGGTCAACAGCACCGCTGACAACACGCCATACAACGCGGCCCTGGTCGGTCCCGGGACGGTGGCGAGCGGCTCCCCCTCCATGCGCAACGCCATGAACTACTGGCTGGCCCAGCAGGAGGGGCTGCACTACGGCACGTTCCTGGACGTCAACCTGCTGGTGGAAAACTCCCCGGGCAGCCGAACGGGCTCGGGCGACGGCAAGTGGGTGAACTCCACGGCCTATCCGTTCCCGGCCGCCACGAACGACGGCTACCATTTCAGCACCCAATTTCAGGAGGTCGTCATGCCGGCCTTCTTCGGGCCCGGTGGCGCCGGTGCCTCCCCCGTTTTCATCATGTGAGGAAGTCAAAATGGCGACTGTTGAGACCTATTCGAATGCCGATTGGTCGGGCCGGCCGGTCCGGTTTTACCCCCCTGTGGGCACTAAGCAGGTGGATTGCCTGGGGTGGTGGTATTTTGGCGGCGCGCCGGCACAATCGCTGCGCAACCTGGCGGATGGTCCAGCCGCGACGATCTATCAGGGAACGCCCGTCTACAACGCCAACAACATCATGCTGGGGTGGATCAACAGCCCCAGCAGTCCCCTGAACATCGCGGCGCTGTATGCCGGCATCAACGAAACGCTCGACTATACGGCGTTGGCCGTCTTCAAGTCGGGGGATAGCTTCAGCAACACCTCCGGCGGCAACAACCAGCCCATCATCATGTCCAACGGCTCCAGCGCTGGTGGGCTGACCGGTGTCAACCTGGCGTGCTCCGGCACCCCCAGCGCCGCCCCTGTGTGCCGGTTGACGTCCCAAATCGGGATTACCACCAGCCCCAACTACTTTTCCGCCGACGTGACTATCCCTGACGCCACACAATGGTCGTTCGTTGCCGGCCGGTGGAGCACTGCCAACCAGACGCTCTCTACCCTCGACGTGACCGCGAACGTCCGCACTGATCAGACCACCTTGGGCAAGACCCGGGCCATGAGCGCCACGAACCCCAAGCTGCTGCTGGGGCGCCGATACGAGGGGACCGGCGGCTTCGGCTTCTTCAACCTTGCTTTCTTCGCCTACTACAATCGCGCGCTGACCGATGCGGAGGTCGCCACCATCTACGCTTCGGTGCAGTCGTTCCTGGCTGCCAAGCGGGGGATCACTTGCTAGCCCATCAGGAGCTGCAGTGATTTGGGCAGGCTTTGAAGTGGCTTCAAAGCCTGTTTTTTTTAACCCATTTCTATGTGTCGCTGGGGCCAAAGCTATTTGGCGCGCTACACCTGTGGTGGGCTTTCAAATCCAGACCCTCATCAAACTATGGTGCTGCCTGAGGCAGACTATGGCCGAAAAAGGCCAAACTATGCTGCGGCCCACAGGGCGGGTCCGGCGGATTGGCGACCCCAGCTGGATTCGAACCAGCGACCTACCGCTTAGAAGGCGGTTGCTCTATCCAACTGAGCTATGGGGCCCGGAGGCGGCCCCGGGCCCGAGGGCCGGGGCGCCCGATATCAGGAAAGGATCAGAAGCGGCCGACGCGGGGACGGTCGGTGCGGAAGTTGTCGGCGTAGTTCTTCGGCCGGACGATGCGGTCGTTGTGGGTGATGACCTCGTAGGCCCACCCCTTGCGGGTCGCGTAGGCGATGGCCTCTTCGGCGCTGTCGAACGTCAGCTTCACCTGGTTCAGGGTGTCGCCCGAGCTGGTCCAGCCCATCAGCGGCTCCGGCCGGCGGGCGGTGGCCAGTTCATATTCCAGGATCCACGAATGGGTCTTGGCCCGGCCGGACTGCATGGCCGTCTTGGCCGGCTGATAGATACGAACCTGCATCTCTGGAACGTCCCCGGTTGAACGAAACACCTGTTGCCTGCCGTCGCCATCCCGGCGCCGGTCCGGGCGATGGTCGGGGCGCCCGGATTCGAACCGGGGGCCTACGGTTCCCAAAACCGTCGCGCTACCAGACTGCGCTACGCCCCGAAACCATCGCGAGCTAGGGTTTACGCGGTTCGCGGGGCCATGGTCAATCAGGAAAGCGGCCCGGCGCGCGGCAACCCTGGCCCGCCCCGCGTCTCAGTTTATCAGCTGAAATCCTCGCCGCCCGACGCACGAAAGAGTGGTGCGG